GGGTAACCTGACTAGCAGTAAAGACGGATTGCTCCATCACTGCTGTATTGGACTGAAATGTCCGAGCATCGTAAGCTACGCTATTGCCTACCAAAGGTGATACGTTCGGAAGATTCGAGCAGAGATTGTGTGGCCTCACCGCGTTGTGACTAGTTCGTCTTACACGAGACTTGGACTCTCTCTTTATTGAGTGAGTACTGGTCTGTGGCAGGATTCACTATGTCGACAATCTTAAAGTTTAACCTTAGATCTCCTAATCGAACGCCCTTATCGTAACAGACAGGTACGCGATCCCAGAAACTGGGAAGGTGGGAGGGTAACTAAGAGTTGTTGATGTAGAAGGATGGTCCCGATGTTCGGGAACGTTTGGATCATCTGATACTGCCACTGGCTTGCTAAAACCTCCTTAGAGGTAGAGCGAGAGTCAGATGGAGAGACAATGAGTTCTACGAACTCAGAGCTACGACCTGGCAATCATGTTGCTTTGGTAAGCAAATGGTATCGTTAAGCAGGGATCGATAAGACTTGCGAGACGACAAATCTGATCGTAAGATTAGAGGAAAGTCCTGGGTTATGCAAACTCCGCTTATAGCTGAGTAGGCTTCGCCAGACATTAGGGTTGTGTTTCCGGAAATCTGAGCCCACGGAGGTGGTACTCTGGGGCCCTATGAAGGGACATAATTTTAATACTGGGAGGTCTGGCTCATCTATGAGACTACGGAAGTATATCTCGGGGGGGTCCATCCAGATATCACTAGTAGACATGGTCAACCAGGGAATCTAACCAATTGGGCTTCACAGCCTGCCTGCCGCCCGTGCACTCTCTCGCGAGTGTACGGAAACGGAAGGATAGCCCCCGCAAGGGGTGGTTTAAATAACTAATAATTATCATAACCATGTTACACTTTAACACTGAAAGGTTTAAAGATGCAACCGCTATTTGGCAATCGGCCGTAAAAAGTCGATCACGATTGTCGGCGTGGCTTGTAAAAGCCATTCCGATGATCGTAGGATCAAATTCTCTGAGTTGGATTAAGGCTGGTTCTTCGTTCTCTAGGTTCGCGCATCGTATTTATGTTACCCAGGGGTCTCGTGGTTTAGCTTTATACCTTAAATCGGCAAACTTGCTCTTGATCAGAGCAACTGCTGGTAAGAGATTAATGAACGCCAGAGACGCAGGGGTGGCGGTATCCTGTAATGCTAATGGATTGCCTCGATGTATTATTCCAATACACCGTGCCCGGATCCGTAATGG